CCATCCCAGTGCTGGCTTGCTACATTGGAAGCTCCCTGAGCGGATTGACCATTCCGGTCCGCCCATTGAGGGGAGGGGGAAATTTCATCCCCGGAGGCGCATTCTATCGACTTTCGGTCAGTTGGCTCGTCGATCCTAGGCGGGTTTTCGGCCCCACCATCATTGGTTTGAAAATTGCTCCTAATTCACTGCAGTGCAGTTGCGCCGTCCCCCCCGCGTGTGGGTGGACGATGTTTGTAGATACAGAGATTGGCGGAGGAAGTAATCCATCAGTACGCCAACAGTTTTGTTTATAGAATTTTATATATAATCCGGATAGGGAATCCATGTTACCCTAATTCCAGCACGCACGCTGCTGTCAAACCCTAAATACACGGGTCGGATCTTAAACCAACTTTGAACCCACTGAGAAGAACACTTAGGTGTTAAACTTTTGGGCGTTGGTGTCCGTAAATGGCAGATCAACTAGCGACAATCGCTATTTGTGCTGGGGATAACAAGTGCCTAGGGCTCCATAAAGGAGATATTCCTAGGTCTTACATCCGGTTTCTCTGTAAATATCAAACAAAGAAGTCCACGGGACATTGTACAAAGAAGAAAACTGACCAAATTACAATCCTCGGGAATTGGAGTAGCATCGCAACGCTACATCCGAGAGGCTAGTGGCAGTCAAACCAATGAATGAGATTAGTTCACCCGCAAGTGCGATGACCTGAATGATCTGAATAGCAGTAGTAGCTGCCGCGGCGAGGTAGGAATTTTCCTCGGGCGTAACGGTAACTGATGTTGTTGCTCCGGCATACGTCGGAAAAGCAGTAATACCAGTACCGGTATATTCAAAGATCATTGTACCGATGAAGTCTTCAACAAAGGCTAACTGAGTCGGACCGACCCAAGTTAGCAAAGGATCCGAACCCTTCGTGGTCGCTGATTGAAAACCAGCGAGTGTTGTCCCTGCTGGGGTGGTCGAAGAGACACCCTGAGTAGAGTCAAGAAGAACGTGAGCGGCGAGGATATCGTCAGGCTGTGAAGGAGTAAGCAACTCAACTTCATACTCGACGAATAACTCTCCAGAACTCGCGTTCGGAACGGAATCCATGGAAGTGAAGACATTGAGGATACCAACATCAGCAAGGTTCTCGGCAATGGTGCCGATGAGAGCCGGAGCTACGCTATGTGAAACATAGTAGCTTTTGCGTTTGTTGAGATCTTCACGGTTGGCTTGATAACGAAGATCATGCCAAACAGGTCCATCAACACAGTTCCGGTTTGAATACGCTTGTGCCTTGCTCAGAGGGGCAGGATCTGCGCAATCAAAATCGACAAACATGCCGATACGACCGGAAGAAGCAGTTGTCTGACCAGTACGATACTGGAACGACAAACGGCGGAAAACATAACTCTCATAGTTACGAGCCAAGCCGGATAACCACGGGAAAACCGTAGAATTACCCGGATTGATCGTAAACTGAGCATTGGTAAAGGCATCAGTAGAGCCAATGTCGGCGAAATACTCACGATGAGTAATACAGACGTCGCCGTTGCGACGACTCGCGAAGAAAGGCTCAGCCTTGCGCGCAACGATCGTAGTTGATGCCACCGGTACTGAAACGTACTGGGTGACCTGTCGATCCGAGCGTGCTGCCGCACTAGCGCGATTGCTGGCATTTGATTTGCCACCACGAACGCGCATGTTTCGTGGATTTGGTTTTGCATTTGGTTTGACCATTTGAATTGGCTTAGGTATGGGATCCACGTAAGCCATACGTGGACTGTACATCTTATACACGTTACTCCGCCAGCCGTGCAGTCTCTCGGCATTTAACCCCGAAGGGAATTTAGCATGGAAGTATTAAGGATAGCGAAGCCATCCACCATTTTGGCTGGTTAAGTATAAGACCCCATGGGCTGTAAAGGACAGCCCAACCTAAAGACACCAAGCACAGGTTTGGCCAAAGGCGACATGCCGTCGATTCTGGCAACCTGTGGTTAACATTCGAAGGTTCTCACCGATGGAGTCGAATGCGGTCGAAAATGCAAGTAGCGTCTGATCAACATCAGCTTGCCACTCAGTCTTCACAAGAGCATCCTCAGGACGGAAAAAGACATGAGGTCTAGTCCATGTTCCTGAGAAGTCTTGGTACATCGCGGGTCGTGCCTGCGGTGTCGAATACTCATACCATGGTAGGCATGAGTAGTCATTCTGCGGTAGGCACTGCTTGCCTATGCACTTGCCTTTCTCCATGATTTCAACGACCAGCGTTCGAGCATGATCTCTATCGTAGAAGAAGATTGGTTTTGTAACCAATGATCTCTTCATCATACGACTGGCGTTGTAAACATAGGACGGATGCTCGAGATCTTCGAGTACATTCTGCCATGGGGCAGGTACGAAGTCGAGCTTAGTCATCCAATTTGTTCCAACACTAGGGAGGCAATGTGAGAAGAACCGGCCGTCTTGCTCAATAAGCGACTGAGCAAGGTAACGATCGGTCTTCTTGACCATGAAACGGAATCCGGTGGGGGGTTCAATACCCATACCACCAAGTGACTTCGAAATGAAGAGGTTACGAGTGTGCAGACTAGTAGTCTTGCAACGCCCTTTCCTCTTAAGAAGGACGGCTCTACACTCACCAGCTATCGCCTTCGCATGCAGCGAAAGATAGCGAGCTAGAGTATCACACTTCTTAGAGTCACGACATCCGGCCAAGATGAGGGGAATGTTTGTAACATAGCCAGCATCAGGATCTTGGGTCAAATGTGCAGAGGCATAAAGGCCGCTAACTCTCTCAGGAGAAGCGACCTTGCAGCGGACATGTCCCTCCTCTACTGCGGACCTAAAGCCATCCTTGGTATCGTCTACTTGAACCTTTCTCTGACCAAAGAAAAGTCCCATATTGAGATATGGAACAGCCACAGGGGTGGCCTTCTTGGAGATGGAACAATGGACACTCATGGAGTTGACATTAGCGTACTCATCGTGAACGTACGACTTTCCAGGTGACATTTTCAAACCTACATCCAGTCCTATCTGGATATGCTGATCCCAAAGCCGCTCAGGCCCCGGGTAAAGCATATCGTCTCCATTAATGAGAACAGCGTTAAGACGCTTCTCGAGACACCAACCATTTTGTGCTTCACGCATATTTAGCATGTAGACACCGAGGTTGGCCAGACATAGGATCGGGAAGGAGAGGATGGATCCCATCAGCTGTCCGGTCTTCTGAAGACCACGATATTCTGGTGGACCAAACCCTTCAGGAGGATAGTATAGCTTGTGTGGACCAAGAACGGCAAGGGCCATTTCTTGGACATGGACTGGCAGGTACTTGATGACCCGACGGAAAATCCATCCAGAATACTTCCAGGATAGGTTATCGGTGGCTGCAGAGTAATCTACAGAGAACCACTTGTCACCTTCCTGCGCATAACGCTGCAAATCGTACAGCATTGATGCGCAAAAGGGCTCAGCAATCAGTCGAAAGCATGGGTATCTCGCAATTGTGCGATGTATTGCCTTCTGGAGACTTTTGCTGAGGTAGTAGGGGAGGGACTCCCCCTTACTGATCACTCGAACCTTGAACGGCTCGAGGACAGCCTGAATAACACACTTCAGGTTGCCTTTGGTGTAGTCTCTCTTAATAGCTGAGAGTTCATCTACCCATTGGCGATAACCCGAAGGAGTTCGACACTCCACGACTGTAAGCACGTTCCAGTACTTCTTGAACCCGGCCGGCACAAAGAGATGTGTATCACTCATAGAGTGAAGATCACCACCTCCCTGTATCCCGCCTTCGAGAAAATCTGGAATCCAATACTCGTTCTCAAGTTCCTCATCACCAACGAAGATTTCGATCTTCCGATTCCATCGGAAGCATCGACCGTTGTTACGCTGGAGAAGACCTGCGATCTCACCAAGGTGTCTAGCTTGACCACCTCGGGACCTTGTCTTTTCAAAACCAGCGTTGTGTGAGGCTTGCTGACGGAATTGAGACTGTTCACGGACCCCCAACTCGTATTTCACAGATAGTGAAATTTCTTCGAGTAGGTCCTTGAAATCAGGCTGCAGCATGATCTCTCGAATACGAGAGTCATCACCGCAATCATTCTTCGTCAGAGTTGAAAGGTGTTCCTTGTAGGTACCTTCCACCATTTCTGGACTAGCCGGAAGCGAGCAGCGCTTGCTTTGCAACCAGGAGTACCAGAGATGAGTATTGCGCATGTTGAAGCACATCAGTCGTGGCTTCATCCAACCTCTCAGAGATCCTCTCGGAGAGAAGACCTGATCAGCCGGATCGGGTGGTGCGTTCCGTAAATACTTGGCCATTGGGTAGGTAAGAGCATGCTTAGCACGCTTTAGCCAGACCTTTTCGTCAGAAGACGAATCCAGGTATTCGGACATCTGAGTAACCAACTCAGATTGGATCGTTGTTGAGGCGCCATGATGGCGGACAACTTCAACAAGACCACGCAAGAGGGCACTTGAGCGTTGGGACACGGTGACGGACTGGCTATTGCCACCATTCACCTCATCGTCCCTTCTCTGCTCAGTGAGAAGGTCGGTAATCTCGCCACACGGCGAGGCTGTCGTGCTCACAAAGTGCTTACGTTGCATACACATCTCCTTTCACAGAGATGAAATGCAGAGTAGCCTAGTGTTTATGAACACAATTGGGTCGTTTTGTTTTCTTGACTTTCAACGGTCAGGGGGCAAACG